GTCAAGATACTTCTCAAAAGCCTCATCTGAATTATCAGCAACAACTTGAAAAGTTAAATATCGCTGAATTTCTGTTTTAATTTCATAGACTTTTTTGCCTTTATCTTTATTAAAAAACATTAAGTCTTTATCTACATTTACTTTATCTATCATCATTCTCACTTTCGTTTAAGTTATCGTGTTTATTTAAAATATAACTTTTGCCATTTAAAGTTATAAATGCTCTACCATATTCAGTAGAGGCAGTTCTTATATCATCTCTCATTAAATCAAAATATTTAATGTAGTTATGGCCTTTGGTCTTATGCTTATCAATTAGACAATCCTCAGTCCAAATTGCATTTCGGAAAGTTGGTTGCATTTGCCATTCTTCCAAAATGTCATCATTCATTGTTTTAGGTGTAAAAGAAATTTTAAACCTATCCCCAATGTTTAATGTATCGTGTTTTAGTTTATCCATTTTTTTATCCTTTCGTTATCTGGGATATTATTGAAATATCCCAGATTGTCAATAGCCTTAATTTAAGGCTTGTTCTTGTTGCATTTGCATAGCCATAGCGATTTTTTCTTCTCGTGTAGGTTGTGCCTTTCTTCTTTGCATTATCCTTTGAAGTGCATTTTCTGGATTATAGATTGTTAATCCCATGCCCTCACTTCTGATAATTTGTGCCTCATCAACAATGTTAGATTGTGCAAACTCGTTCACGAATTCAACACCACCCTCTAGGTATTTCATTTCTTTTAAAACACCCTTAACATCATTCATATCAGCAATTACACCCTTGATAAAATCATTGTGAGTTCTAACAAGTTCGGATTTACAAACGAGCATTTTTTCCATTGATTGAAATTCCTCGTAATTACAAGCAATAGAACGAGAACGACAATAAGAAGTACCAATGACATCAACTTGATATTTATTTTGCCAACTCTTTTGCAAGTGAAATATCATTATCATTATGATTAGAGAACCCCAAAAACTTATCACACTTATCAACATGCTTTGTTAAGTGTGGATTATTTTGATTATCCTCTTGCTCAATCTTGATATCTGGGTTGCAATCATTCGCAATCAACTCATCACGATAATAGGCATAAGCAAAATCATTCTCACGATTATACTCACTACCATTTAGAGAACCATTTAACTTAAAGTCAAAATGTTTTTTATTCTCTATGGGTTGCCCATTGTCATCAACATTATCTTGGTCAGTATATGCAAAATAATAACAACTATCTTTTGCAACAACATCACAAGGGGAACCATACAACCCCTTGAAATAATTTAATGTATCACAATGCTCTATTGGATATGCCCTTTGAACGATATCTTTTGCAATCTGAAAAAACTTTGGCAAGTCATTATCGCAATTCTCTTTTGCTTGTCGCATTTTTTCAAGTTTAACATCACTGGTATCATTCATTCTGAAATTACGAGCAACCTTAAAAAGTTTATCTCGCTTTTCATTATTTAGTCTTATTCTACTCATGTTTATTTTCCTTTCGTTAAGATTAAATTTATAAAGATACTTGTAATTATTGTCAAGATTATTATATAGGACTTTCCGAGATTATTCTCGGTGCTTTCGTTTTTAGGCTAGTCTTATCAACTAGCCTAACCGAAAAAACATACATTAGAATAATTCTAAATTTGCCAATTTTTTATGATTTATACAAGCAACAAGCCACAAGCAAAAAGAATTACTACCAGGACCTGGTGGAGCTCTACTGACATCACGAATATTCAAAAAGAATTACTAAGGGTCCAGGTGAGCTTGCTGAGTCATTATTTACAGCTTCTAAAAATAATTAGTACCAGGACCCCAGCAAGCTCGCTTGAGTCTTTATTTTTTTTTATTATAAAAAGCAACAAGCAACAAGCAGGCAGCCAGCAGCTCGCTGTCTCTTTATTTTTTTTTATTCAAAAAAGCAACAAGCAACAAGCCAGCAGCGAGCTCACCTGTTAACGCTTGACATTTAAACTATAAGACTTTATAAGATTAATAATTAACGAAAGGATAAAACATGGAATATAAAGATCTAAAAAAAGGGGATAAGATCCTAAGCAAGCAGCTCGGTACACCCATCAGCGGTAAGCTGTTGGAAAGTCCCAAACAGGGGAAAGGCCTAAAAAAAACTATTTTGATTTATTCAAATGGTGAAGAAGTTGGCATGTTCTCTGAAGCCGGCAGCGTCTACGCTACTGACATTTTAAAAGTCAATAGAGATGGAACCTGGCACAATGTGACGGGGCAGCCATCAGCTGTTGATCAGGATGCTATGTTACAAGCTCTAGAACGTGGCGGGTTTTAATGAATACATCACAGCTAGAAAAAGAAATAATCAAGGCCCTAGAAATTAATTCTAGGGTCGATTGGTTGACAGTTGACCCTAACCAGGAATTTAAAGATTTAATTAAATTCGTTAAGCAATTGTTTAAAGAACATAATGGCAAATAAAATTAACAAGCAAGGCGCCAGCAGCTCGCTGGCGCCTTATTATCAGTACCACGAGAAATGCTACTGTAGGTTGTGCTTAAAATTAAGAAAAAAAATAAGCTACAAGCAACAAGCAACAAGCGTAAAAGCAACAAGCAACAAGCAGCTGCTGTGGGTACTTGACAATTTAATTATAAGACTTTATAAGATAGTAAAAGAAAGGATAAAAATATGAAAGTAAAAGACGCAAAAAAAATAACTGAGTCGTTAACAAGAACCTCTAAGATGCCTGGCCTAAGTTACAGCTTGCCAGCGTGGGCTTGCCAAACAGGAAGCAAGCTCAGGAAGGTTAAGACCTCACCGTGTTACGGCTGCTATGCTTTAAAAAATAATTATGTCCGATACCCTGCAATAAAAGAAGCACAATACAGGCGGCTGGACGCTATCACACACCCTGACTGGGTCCAGGCAATGGCGGTACAAATCAAGCGGCAAAAGTGGTTCAGGTGGCATGACGCCGGCGACCTGCAGAGCTCCGAGCATATGCAAAAAATAATTGAAGTATGTAAGTTGACACCTGACACACAGCACTGGTTACCGACTCAAGAAAGGCAATACCTGCCAGATCCTGCAGACGTGCCAAAAAATTTAATTATAAGACTAAGCGCTGCGAAGGTTGACGGGACAGCAGGCAACGCCTGGTCCCATAGCTCAACGGTGGTGACTGATGGAAGCGCCAGCTGCCTGGCACCTTCTCAGGGTGGGAAATGTCTTGACTGTCGAGCTTGTTGGAATAAAGATATAACTAACGTAAGTTATGGCAAGCACTAAGCTCGCCAGTTTAGAAAGGTTCTAATGTGGTTTTTTCAAAGACATAAATGGAAATGGAGATACGATAAAAGCGACAAGCCACAAGCAACAAGTCGCAAGTCGCAGGCGCCTATATTTAGGAAGCCTCAAGCTACAAGCTACAAGCCACAAGCTACAAGCAATCAAGATACAAGCCACAAGCTTCAAGCGACAAGCAACAAGCCTCATCTAACTTAAAGCCACAAGCAACAAGCTGCAGGATACTAGTACCTGGAAACATTTTGCAGGCACCATGAGTCCTGTGCCTGGCAATGATAAAACTATTCTGTGGATGCCTTAAATGGAAGCTGATTTGATGAGGTGAAAGATTAATTTTGTTAGCAGATGTTAGCTTTAGTTCAACAGTGAAAAACTTGCCAGAAGTATTATACCCCAATAGATCGGGAGTACCCAATACGCTAGTATTTTCAAGTCTAGTCCACGAAATAGTCGGTGTAATATTTTTAAGATCATGCCATAATTTTGTTTCAGGTTTCATCAAGTAATGATGCTAACAGCTGCTTACAAAATTAGCTTTGGTTTACCCATTGGAGCCAGTTCTTGGTGTGTATTTATCACTAAACGATGTGTCTCTCTAGCACCTAAAATTTTATTTTCAACTAAATTAATTGATTGAACATCAAAATATCTTCCGTCTGGTGTTCGTACTTGTACACGAGCATCTTGAGCTACACTTGCTTTCATCTTTGGTCCTAGAAATCTTTCTAGGATTGGCATTAAATCTCTACCTTTTAACATTCTTTTCTAACTCCTGTATTCTGTTGGTTAATGTAGCAACATCATAAGACAATAATGTATTATCTCTTTTCAACTCATTAATCTCAGAACCAGCTTGTCTACATTTATTTTGTAAAAATTGTTTTTGTTTAGTTAACATTTCAATGAGTAGAGTAAGATCACCTTGACCTCTGTCTTCTTTTATAGAATGTGTAACCTCATTTTCGTAGGTTTTATCTTCGTCTTTCATGTTTGACTTTATAAGACAATATACTTATATTGTCAATTATGAACGTAAAAGAGAAAAAGAAGCCAGGGCTACCAGCAAGGCTTACTCCCATGCAAATGAAATTCGCAGAGTTATTGGTGTACTTTGAAGGCCGTAAATACGCCTATGAATGTGCATTAGAAGCTGGCTATTCTGGTGGTAATACTGAAACAGAGAATACACTGGGAGCAAGAGTCGAAGCTAGTAGACTGCAAAATCCAAAATTATTTCCTCACGTTGTTAAGTACATTGGAGAATTAAAAGAAGAACGTAATAAAAAATACGGTATCAATTACGGTGGACATTTAACTGAGCTCGGTAAAATTAGAGATCAAGCATTAAAAGACAGATCATATTCTGCTGCCACTGTGGCAGAGAAAGCTAGGGGTCAAGTTGGTGGTCTTTACATAGAACAAAAGATTATCAGAACAGGTAAGGTTGAAGACTTAACAGAAGAAGAATTAGACAATAGAATTGCTAATATCGTAGATGATAACTCTAGAATCTTAGAAGTAAAAGAAGAGACAGATCAAGATCCTAACGAGATCAAACCTAAATTACCTTTAGCTTAATTAATTTTCTTAATAGATTGAATTACAGAAGTTGGAATGATTGTAGTGCTACCTATGTTTTCAAATGTAGGGTTATCTTTAGACAAGATATAATCACTAAATATTCTAGTGATACCTTTGCTTTGACTTAACAGATATCCTTTAGATACACATGTCGGTAATTTTTCTTTGTTTAAATCTTTTGTGTTGGACCAACCCGCATCACCTTCGATATCAAGCCACGTTATTTCTACGAATGGGTAAGATTCAATCTTGTTGCCTAAAGATTTTATATTTAGTGGGATGGTTTTTTTGTTTTTTATTTTTCTTTTGCTTTTTTTCTTCATCATGAAAACCTGGGTTATGTTTTTTATTAAACTCTTTTATCCAATCAGATTGACCAGACCAATTTTTGTTTCTTCCTATCATAACTTAACCCCTATAGCATTTCTAGAAATTTTTTACTATATTTGGAACCCAAAAGTTCCTCACAGCCCCTAGACGCTCTAAAACCGTTGGTATTCCTTGCTGATCACCTCAACCCCAGATCACCTCTATTTTGAAAAACCCTTTTTGCAAAAACATGTATTCTCAAATTACTATAGGGAGGTGATGAACCCCGTAAAACCTCACTTTTTGTAAATGTGTGACATATATATCACACTAAAGGCAGTCTACACAGTACCTTGGATCCCTGTTGCTTGTCCATTTGTACAAGGAATTTGTACAATTCTTAGCCTTACAGGTTAAAATTCCCTTGTCGCTGGACGCTTGGTCCTGGTCCCTTGTCTCATGTTCCTTTTTATTTTGTAATGACTGTCTGTAGCTCGCATCTAGGTCACGTTGTTCTTGTTGTAATTTATTAAACATGTCCTTATCCTTCGTCATTCTGTTCAGCTATCTCTTGTAATAACATTATCTTATTTTGCGCATGAGATATTACACCAAGATGCTGCTCGATTCTAGTATAAAGTCCGTCTAATTGATCTGCTGGAGCTAAATTAGTTTCAGCTTGTAACAATTTTCTTAATGACTTCTCTTCTCCCATCATGATAATGTATTGCCTTTTTATTATTTCACTTACTATTTTTTTGTTCATAGTATCTGTCAACCCTTTCTAAAAACTGATTTTGATATTTAATAAACTCCTTACCACTTACAGTAAACTTCTGAAAATAGTTGTCTGGGGTGCACATCAGCACTACACCCTGAGTTATGTCGGTATTGTAGACTTGGTTATG